CGCTTTGATTGGAACACAATTAGGAACTTCACGACCATCTAATATTTTAGTTCCGTAAGGTTCATAACCTTCCCAACAAGTTCCTTTTGGGAAATTAAACTTTTCTTTGTATTGTGAATAACATACCGCTAGTCGTTGTTTTTCATCAGGAAACTCTCCCATCATTTCACTTGAACTAACACATCTACCCACATAATCACTTTCACTTTCACCAGGTCTAACATCAATAAATGCTTCTTCTTTTTTAACATCAAAGAAATTGAATGGGACTTCCTCAAACATACCTTCTAATGAAATTGAACTAGCCTTTTGGGATAATACAAACTCATCAAAAATCCTTCTGTCCTTGAAATGAATGGTTGTAATCCAAGTGCCAGGCTCAAACTCCCTGCCGAATATTTCATACGATTTATCCATCTTTGGATTATCACTAACCAACCAATTTTCGTAGGTATAAACATCATCACCACTAAACACCATTCCTGAATGTTCGTAGTTGATAAGGTTTTTAGGTTTCAATCTTGATAATTTCATCAACATCTTTCTAATAGTATCACGGGACATAAAGACATAATAAGGGGTATTAGTTTCACTATCCCATCTGTATATCTTTTGATTTGGTTGGAATACAACTGCGGTAATATCACCCTTGAAGTCATCAGCGGAAAACATTACATTCATTTCGGTTGCCTTCTTCATTTCCCTTTCAGCCCAACCTAACGCTGCTTCACCACCCCAACTATCATACATAAGTTTTCCACAACCATCATCGTAAGATTTAGAACTTTCCAAATCTACTTTATGACGGGATAAATAACTAAACATTCTTGTAATGGTTTCAAGGGAAATGTTGTCGCCTTTTGCCAGTTGGTTTGCTCTAATCTTACCAACTTCAGTCCCACAACTTCCCCAACCATTTTCTTCAACCCAATCAAGAACCCTTTGTGCCGTGTCCTGTATTTCTTTTGTAGGAACAGCGAACGCTTCCCTAACATTAAACTTTTCTAATACTTCACCAGTTCCTTCGTAATAGTCGTAATCTATATCAACGGGACAATACCCTTCCATAATACCTAACTTTACTTTAGAAATGATTTTTGCTGTTGGTTCAGCCATCAGGGCTGCGAACCTTGTTGGATAAACAAACAGACCGAAATGAAAACCTATTGGTTTCATTTCATCTTGAGCCGACATATTACCCCTAACTGATTTAGGTAATCTATTCATATATCTTGCTTCGCTCTCAAATGGACGACCTGAACCACCAACATTATCACCTTTACCTAAAGCTGATTGTGCTTTAAGTGGGATTTTTGCTAATGCTTCTTCATAAGTTTCATTTAATCCAATAGGAAAATCTATTTGTAGCCATCTGTGGCAACATCTATTTCCACCTTTGTATTGGAAGAAATCCACATTAGGTGCCGTTTTGGCTCTTGGAACTAACTTAAATGTATCGCCTTGTGAAGATAATTGTAATGAATATGCTGCCATATCATCTTTAGACCATACCTTTTGTGATAATAACATCTTACGACATAATTGTCTTGAAAGTGGTTTTAATGGGGCTCCAACGCCAGTATCTACAACATAGATGTATCTTGTAATAACAGATGCTTTATCACTAGTATCGTCCCATCTACTTTCTGCTCTTGGGTTAGGATTGATTGATGGAACAGCAAAGTTTTCAATAACCAATTCATCAATTTCTTTTATTGTTGCGTTGAAGAATGCTTCATTACTAACTTCCATTCCGTAATTATCCAACAGGTCAATTGCTTCCTGTGGTAAATCTTCTTTATGGGAACAACTTATAGGTTCTTCCTGATTGTTGAAAACTTCCCACGAAATCTGTGTTGCGGGTTCTTTTACAATACTGATATACTGAATACCAGACATATCATCTTCTTCGTCTATTTTTAACTCAAATACTTTCATTATAGTCGTGCTAATTGTTCTATTTTTTTATTTAATTTTGTTGTGTCCTGAATGTCGTTATACAGAACATAAGCCTTTAGTGGTGTTTTTGTAGATAAGTTTTGTTTAGCGATTGCTTGAACTATTCTACTATCATCAATAGACATCGGCTTCCCGCCCGTCGCTGAAGACATCATACTTATTTGGTCGCCGTAGGCTCTAACGGCTTCTTTGTTTAAGATGAACTCCCCACCTTCCAATAAAGTTGGAACGCCACCACCATAAGTATCGTGTGATGAACCTTCCACCAATCCACCCGTTCTACCTAAATATTGTTTGTTTTGTGTGAATTGTATTTGGTCGTTGATTACCCCAACTTGAAATGCTGTAAGTCCAGCCAAAACTGCGGACAACGCAATACCAACCCCTAGTGGTGGTGTTGCTAATGCTCCAATAATTGCCTGTGCCGATGACGCTAATGCGTTGGCTAATGCGAATTGTAGTTCTTGAACTCTGGCTTTCTTTTCAATCTCAAACCTTTTCTTTTGATAATCTTTTTCAGCCTTTAATCTTTCTTCATTTCTTTTCTTCTGTCCTTCTTCACTATCATCATTTATTTCATCAATCGCTTTAAGTGCTTGAGCTTGTTGATAATCTAATTGTTCCAACAACAAACTATTCTGTAATTGAACGATATTAGATAATCCTGATGATATTTGTTGAAACGCAGATAATACCTTATCAGCAACATCTTTAATATTATTTAATGTTTTGGTAAATGCTTCCTGACTTTCTGTTGGTAGTTCTTTTAACTTCTTACTAATTGCGTTTAAGGTCTTCAAGAATGGGTTTTCAGCCAGTCCAAAATCTTTAGCAAACTCGTCCCCAAATACTTTTAAGAACTTTTGGATATTTTCAAGTTCGGTTCTTGTCTTACCTTCAACATCTTTTAACCCTTCATCAATACCACTAAACAAAGCGGTAATACCTGCTTCACCTAACTTACCAAAATACTTTTCTTCGTTGTCTAATATGTCTGTGAATATAACCAAAAAGTCATCTGCGTTTTGCTTGAAATAATTTTTTAATCCTTCAAGATTTGCGGGGTCAAATGTCTTATCAATTTGTTCTTTGTAGTTTTTGATTTTAAGTAAGTTCTTATCACTTTGTTCCCCTACTTCTTTCAATCCTTTTACGAAGTTGTCTGTTCTAATAACACCAGTTAGGATTGCTTCGGCAACTTGGTTATACGATAAAACTAACTTATCCCTTTCATCTATTCTTGTTTTTATTACAGCCGCTTCTTCTTTTTTACCTTTTTCTAAAAGTTGTAAATAATTGAAGGTGTCTTCCGCTTGTGATATAGCCAATTCTTCAATCTTTTTGTTTATACCAAATTGTTCTTTGATAATAGACAATTCCTTATTTTTAAGTTGTTGTTCTGTTAAACCAAGTTTAACCCTATCCCTTCTTAAAATGGCAATATCTTCTTCAACCTTTAATAAGGCTTGAAGTGTTGTATCATCAGGGACTGCGTCAAAGAAACCTAAAAAGGCGCCTTCCACTTTTGTTTTAATCGCAGAAACCCTTTCATCTAAATTGTTAAAGTATTCAACAAATGCTGCTCTACTTTCGTCATTTACATTCTTTAATTTTTCACCAATACCAGGTAAAGTATTTTCAGCGAACTTTACAAAATCTTCCCAACCAGTAGTTTTCCTAAAATCAAGTTGTCCTGATTTAATCGCAGTTTGGATATTATTGAAGAAATCTTTATATCCATCGCTTAATTTTTTAACCTCTTCCGCACTTGGAATTGTCTTAAACAAGTATTCATTCAATTCATCAATAAGTTTTTGACCTTCACTTTTTAAGAACTCTCCCCTTTCTTTAATGTATTGTTCCTGTTCTTGTATAACTTCTTCCTGATTGTTTAATAGGGTTGAAGTATATTCAATATCCGCCTGTTGTGCTTCGTTGATTTTAGCGATGATTTTATCCAACGCAGCAATTCTCTTTTGGATAAGTTCCAATTCTTTATCTGTAAATGATTGAGCGGCTTTAGTTCCTTTATCATAAACACCAACAAACTCCCCAACCAAATCAGTTTCAACTATGTAATTCTTGATTGACTTTTCTTGAATATCTAGTGTCCTTAATTCTTGTTGTTGGTTTTGTTGTCTAATTTTAGCCAAGTTATTTATACTTTGGATTTGCTTATCTCTTTGACTTGCGTTCAATAAAAGGTATGCTTCTTCCCTTGCTCTTTGGTCTGTTTGTAATGCTAGTTCTTCAGTAGTTCTTATCTGTATTCTTTTACTATAGATTTCACCTAACTTATCGGCAGATGCTCTGGCTTTAGCCACCTTATCAATAGAACTAACCAAATCTTCATTAGCCTTTTTAATATCACCTAAAGATACTTTTTCTAAATCTTGGTTCTTTAAGTAATTAGGATATTCAGCTTGGATTTGTTTTAATATTCTAGTCCTATCTTTTTTAGATAGATTTTCAGTTTCACTAACAGCGACAAGTGAAGAAATCTTTTTGATTTCTTCATCACGGGTTTTAATACTATCTTTGGAAACTTGGTCTAATGTATCGGTGCTGATTTTTAACGCATCAAGTTCTTTGGTCGCATTCTTGGTTTCCTTACTGAATGCCAACATCGCAGCACCCAAACCTACCACGGCTGTTATTACCAACGCAATTGGATTGGCAGACAACACAGCGTTAAATGCCCTTTGAGCGATTGTTGCTGCCTTGGTTGCTAAAGTTGATGCTTTTTCTGCGATGGTCTTACGAAGGGTGGCACTTTCAACCAACGCTGTATTGACTGCGTTTATACCCAAGGCAATATTCAACACATTTAAGGCTGCGGTTTCTGCCTTTTGGACTTCTTCTAATGTTTCACTATCACTTGTGAATAGACCAATAGCACCTGATAAAACTTGAAATGAACCAGTAAGGATATTGATTGCGTCCCCTATGGCACGGAACTTTTTTTCAGCACCAATACCTTCACTTGCTTTATCAATTTCATCAATCTTGGTTCGTAAGGTTGCGATGTTTCTTGTTGCTTCCTTGAAGGCAGCAGTTCCAAAATCTAATGTCTTCAGGGTTTCTTGTAATATCTTTAATTCAGTTTCTAATTCGTTTAGATTACTGATTACCTTTTCTTCACCTTGACTGGTGATTTTTAATTTTAATGCGATTTCTTTTGCCATAGTTTAACAGGTTGTAAAGTTTGTTAGAATACCATATTCTATTACTTGATAAATAGTATTTAACCCCACTTGTTTTAGGAATGTCCCTTCTATTATTGGGGTTGTTGCTCCTGTATCACTAAAGACAGAACAACCCGCAGATAATGTAGAGCAGTTAGAATACACGACTACTTGTGGTGATGTTTCACTACACATAGCATTTATGTTGTTGGAACTAAACATAACATATTGATATGTTGAACCAGTTGGGGTTGGTTGTGGGGTGAATGGTGCTTGACGATATGTCGGTGCGATTAAAGGTGTTTCCACACTATCAAATGGTAGTTTAATGAACGAACAAGAAACCAAACTAATATCGGTAATGTCTGCGTCATTCATAGATAATAACCTCCACCAAGCGTTTAGGAAATAAACTTTATCGTTGAATGATAAATTGTTTATTTCAGTTGGGGTCAGCTTGAATACCCCCGTGAATAACTTTACCCCACTATCGTAAAGTTGTTCTACCCTACTAGACCAAAAATTAGTGAATACACTATTGGTAGTAAATCCAACATAAGTGTCGTTCATCGGTTGCCAGTAATCATACTGATTTCCAAAGTTCAGGTCGCTAAATGTTGATGGTGAATATTCGTAAGATGATAAGTGTGATATGGCAGGATATGTTGTATGTGATATACTTGTATTTGCCGATAAGATGTAGTAAGGGGTTGTTGTTCCCGTAATTGAACTAGTCAATAATCCATTATAGAAACCCAATACAATTTCACTACCTAATGGTGTGTATTGTGCTGTATCACCAGTCGCTCCAAAGTTCCAAGTGTAGATGTGTGGAACTAAAATATTACTTTCAGTAGCCCCATCAAAAGTAGAAATCGGTAATGGTTGAAATGGACTTTCAATAACCTTCGTTCCACTATGGTAAGCCAAATTACTAATGTTTCTGTAAGTCCCGAATTGTTGGTTTCTATCCTGTTGGTTGATTAAACTATATCTGTCCGTGCTGTCTTTATACTTCAAGATATATTCCTTCGTTAAAGAATTGGTTGGTTCAATAATATAGTCCTGTGAAATATCTAATTTTTGGCTCCAATCTAATCTTTGCCCTGAATTGAAATAAGTGTCCCACCTTTCAATCAAAAGTGAATTATCACCATTAGGTATTACTACAAGGTTAAAAGTATCTACAATCCCCTTGAAAAAGTCCAAACAGGTTGTTTCATCAGGTAGGTTGTCCTGTAAAAGTATTTCTTTATCACCAATCAATACTGGTGAAGACCAAAGTTCCCAAGATTGAAATGTAAATCTTATTCTTGCGTTGGGGTCATATCCGCTATTTTGTCTTGTGTAATAAAGTGCCACCCTTCTACCTGCTGGTAATGTAGCATTTACATACATATCATTTACCTCTGTTCCCTGTGTTAAAATAGCAATACCCCTGACTTGTGAATATAATGTTCCGTCATCAACATCTTTAATCGCAATATCCAAGATACACGGAATAGATGTATTATCAACTTGAGCGTCAAAACTTACCTTGAACTTATACACACCAGCCACGGCTGTTGTAAAGAAGTTTCCCCTACCCGCAGCACCACCATTTCTAGCAGGACTAAAGATATTCAAGGGGTCATTCAATTCATTTACGAATACAAATCCTTTGGTAAAAGCGGGGTAAAAGTTTCCATCAGCATCGTCCAATAAATTACGGGTGTAATTTACCTTAAAGATGTTTGCGTTTTTGGTTGAACCTGATACAACTTGTCCCCCTTGTGATTGATTTGTTTTTGCTAAACAGAATATTCCGTTGAAGTAATCACTATTCAAGAAATCACTATCGTAAGTAAAACCTGCTCTTGAAAACATATTATCAATAAGATACTTGGCTGAAACCCAAGGCGCAAATTGTGTAGGGGATAATGGAGCCCCTGAAAAAGTGAAACCTGATGTGGTTAAATCAAATCTGGAATAGTATTGGTCGTCATCGTATCCGTAGAACCCTAATGGATAAACAACTGAACCAGTAAGTCCTGTGTAGTTTGTGTAAGAACCGCCAGTATAAGACCAAGTTGAAACAATATTATCATAGTTTAATGTGTGTGTTAAACCTGAAAAATCCAAGTCAGTTAGTTTGATTTCCTGAAGGGTTAAAGCCAAATCAGGTAAGTTCTGTGTAAGGAATATTTCATACGAACCACCTTGAAGTGAATTGATTATTTTGTTTAATCTACAAGAACCATTAAACACATCAGCCCCACCATATTTAACCACAGCAGGAATAACAATATCATTACTGAAATTAGCACTATTCACATTATACGCTGCGGCGAAGAACCTATTATTCTTCGCTGTTTGGGGGATTGTAAATGTCTTGGAATATGAAGATGTCTTTGTTTGGAAATCTTCAATTTCCTCAAACGATTTGGTTATTGCGATGGATACATCTGCCCCTGTATCTAAACTTTCCCATACCCCCGTGTTGTTTGATTTTAACCATAGTTCAATCATATTATTCGTGATTTTGTCTTATTGTATCGTAAGCCGATTTATATTCAATTTGGAATTGGTATTTGCTTGAATTGATTTGGTAGTTCGGTTTGATTACTTCTGTGTTTGTAATAACAACAGGTTCTAACACACCATTATCACCAACCAAATAAACTGATGGGGATTGGATTAGTTCTTCGCTTAACCATAATGTTTCTGCCTGTGGCATATAATCAGTATAAAGAATACCTGATTGTCCTACCAACTGCGACCATACTGAACGCTCACTATTCCAACCAAAGTAAGATGATGTGTCCCAACCAGCAGAATACAATTCAGGATTGTTTTGGACTACTTGTTTTTCAACAGAATAACCCACATCTTCACGAGCTCTAAAGTTCATACTATCCCAAGCGCCAAGTTTATTTAACCAAAACACAACCCTATTTCCTTGACTACAATTTTCATCATAGTAGAAATAGAATGGTTCGCTAATGATGGTTGTTGTTAAACAAGAACCAGTTGTAGTAAGGGGACAAGGGAACGCAGATAATGCTGATGCTTCAGTATCAAATACAAATGGGTCTGTAAGTTGAATAAATCCACCACCACCGATTTCGGTAATTTCGTATATTGTATTTTCATAATTGATAAATTGACCTACTGCGATTGTATCACCTGAATAACGGAAGAACATTACACCACCATCGCAAACATTTACAGCCACGATTGGTTGTCCTGTTGGGATACTTTCAGGGGTCGGTAGTGGCGTCGGCGTAGGACAAGGGGTCGGCGAACAAGAACCTAAATTAGTGCTGTTCCATAATACAGATGTCGGGAATGGATTGTTCGCACAGAACACCACCGATGTTGCTGGTGGAACTGATATTGTAAGTTCATTTCCACAACAACCCGTATAAGTAATATCCAAGACATATCCTACATTTGTATCAACAGCAAACTCCCTACAATCAGCGGAAAATGGTAAAGGACAATCCCCAAGTTCAACAATAGATAAAGAACCTGTTATTCCACTTATGCTGTCTTCACAACCACATACTACGATTGTTGTATCACCTGATACTGAACCTGTAAATGATGTAGCACCCGAACAAGTTAAACCAGTATAGAAATGTGTTGTTTCATCAGCGTTGGTAATTTGATATGTCTTACAAACACAATCATTACAAATACCATTAAAGATTATAGGACAAGGAACACCCAAAGATACGATTGGTGTGTTCTGGCAAGCACAGAAATTACCTATTTGACCTGATGGAATTGTAATATAACTTACTTCACCCAAACAAGACAAGTATTCAATTTCTACTTCATCTTCACCCAACGAATTATCAGCGTCGTAGTTTCCACAACTACAACCATCAAAGTCATCTATTTCTGGTGTTGGCGGCGTTGGTTGGTTTAGTGTCCCTTCCAATTCAACCTTGTAATACTTGGTTGTTGCTGGAATGTTTATTCCGTGTTCTTCAAGGTTAGGACTTCCTACCCCCAAATAAACTACTTGTTGTTCCGTCCAATTTGTAGGGGTGTCCCAAAATCCATCGTAGTAAGAACAATTAGGTCTTGTTCCACATAGGCTTTCTACATTATAGGTTCTTCCTGTTGAAATTATATTATCACCTTCATCGTAGAATGTGAATAAAGCAGAATAGATTTCACGAGCAGGTAATACATCTGTAGTATCAAACCAATTCACAGCAGCCAGTAATGCGTAATCACCCTGACGAATGTATCTTGTTCTTGGGGAATTGGTTAAAAATCTTGATGTGTATTGTGGAAAAGTTCCTGTCTGTCCTGTTAAATAAAACGGGTCAAAGTCATAATACTTTCCGTTGAACCATTCCTTCACACCATTCGTGGCATAACATACATCACTTCTAACACCAGGATTTCCTACATTACCATTACCATCATAAATGACTACAACCCCTGCTGGTGTTGTTGCGTATTCTTCACCTACGATAATATCATAGATAATCATATTGTCCCTTAAATAACCCCACGCTGCTTGGTGGATTGGTGTATCACCCGAACAACCGATATTCACGGGTTTAGACGATGTGTAGTTCAATAGAATTGGGGAAAGGTCTATCTGTCCCCACCCTTGACTTGAAGGTGTTATTTTAAGTTCGGCTATTAGTCCTTCTTGTGTATAAACATTTACAACATATCTGTATTTGTATAATGACGGGTCTGTTGCTGCTGTTGATTGAAATTGATAAACCAAGTTAGAATAAACTGGCTGTATTGTTTCTGGTTGTGATAAAAATGTAATCATTATCCTATTGCTATATTATATTGTTCTGTTCCAAATATGTTTATTCTATCAAATATGTCTCCCAACACTAATTCTTGATATTGTGGTTGTTCTAATAAAGTTTCAACATACTTACCAGTTTCAGTTTGGAACTCATCAGTAAATATTCTGTATCCCTTGTATCCCACTTTTGATAGGTTTGTTGCGATGGCAAATGCCATATTTCTAATCGGTGAAAATCTACCCTTTTTATTTCTTGGGACAATTCCTTTGGCTCTAATCCATTTTTCAATAGGTTCTATTGGTGGTCTTCTACTTGGTTTAGAACCATCACCAAATACATAATCAACCCCATAATCTTCCATTAGAATATCTATTTCCCCGTCTCTAATAACATAAGATACTGAATTGTATAAAGTTCCTGTAGCCTTAAAGTTATATGGACTTTTAGGTTTAGGCATATTTCCAATCTTGGTGTATCTTGGTTTTGGGGTAAGGATTAGTTCCTTTACCTGTTTAACCAAATATTCACCAATAAGGTTTAATAGTTCTTCTTCCATATTGATTAAAGGGAATGTGTCTTAAACACATTCCCGTTTCAAGTTGTTTATACTATTCTAATTCTTAACGCTCCTGCGTTATGATATACCTGTCCCAATACAACACCACCAGCTGCGGCTGCTGTGTCGTCAGCGTAATCTAATCCTGCGTAGTTGAATACTACAAGGTTTTCTACAAATGTAGCACCTGATGTTGTAGCGGTTCGGGTATTAGTCCCCAACATTACAACATTACTTAAATTATTTATGGTGCTATTATTACCACCAATAATCGCTGATTTACCCGATGTTCCGCTTATTGTATTTGTTGTTCCACCTATTATTGAATTGTGTGTTCCTGATGCGGTTATTCGGTGTCCTTCACCAACAAAAATACCTTGTGCTGAGCCCGCACCTGTAATATCATTATCATAACCCGACAGAACTGCTGAATAAGATGATGATGTATTATTTAATGTTCCATAATTAAATGTATATGTTCCAGTATTGGTATTATTATCACCAAAGGTAAAACTATTAGCACCACTACTACTTGTGTAAGCACCCATAGCGAATGACCTGGTTCCAGATACTCCTACTTGTTCCCCCCAAGAAAAACTTTCTAATCCTGTGGAAGAACCATTATTACCCCATCTAAACGCTCTTTCAGCATTACCCATACTATTATATCCACCTATAACCCAACAGCCTAAACCACCAGCACTATTACCCGTTCCCCAAACAAGATTACCAATAGCACTACCTGCGAAACTTGATGCGGTATTATCATTTCCAAAAATTAAATATCTACCAGGTCCAGTTATGGTATTATTACTACCATTTACTATTGAACCATTTTGTGCGACCCCTATTGTATTTGGTGTTATTGTGTTTATTTGTATTACTTTACCAAGTAATCGCAGATTTTCAACAAAAGTAGTTCCTGATGTATTCCCTGATGATGCTGGATAATAAGATGGAATAATACTATTTGTAGCAGTTCCTGCTTGCCATACACCTACAGGAACACTAATAATGATATTTGCTTGTCCTGTTCCCCCACTTGTAATTGTCGCACCTGATACAAAGTTTAAGATTGTTGCTCCTGATACAACCAAAGTTCCACCCGAATAAACATCGTTAGATTGTCCTGATGTTCCGCTCGTTCCGTTAGAACCTGCGGCACCATTAGTTCCTGAAGTTCCGTCAGTTCCCGATGTTCCGTTTATACCTGAAGTCCCTGATGTGCCGCTCGTTCCTGAAGTTCCTGCGATTGATAATTCACCCCAATTTGCGTTTATATCAGGTGGGTTCTGTCCTATTGAAATGGTTGTTAAAGCCACCCAAGATGACCCGTTGTAAAACACAACATCATTTTCATAATAAGTTATGTTGTTCTGCCAACCACCCTGATAGTTAAATCCTAATCCCGATGTTCCACTAGTTCCTGATGTGCCAGAAGTCCCCGATGTGCCACTAGTTCCTGACGCACCTGAAAACAAAGTTTCCTTTGTTATTTTGTATGTTGTTGTTTCACCTGAATTATTACCAGGAAAATAAAACCCTTCGGTATTCCCCGTCCATTCTGGTAATTGTGATATTGTTAAATTACTCATTTTATTTTTTATTTAATATTTTTTTATGGTTGTTGTTGATATAAGATTTGGTCGCCACCTTCAGTTGTAAATATTGAACCATTTTGGAACAATAAGAAGAACTGCTCTTGGATAAACGCAGGAATACAAGCCGTCTGTTCTGCCGTGATTGTTATGGTTGCTTCAACCCCACAAACATCTTCCTTGAACTTATCAACGAAGGGTGTGTAATTGACTGCCGTTGTTAAAAAGAAATCATAACCCGTAAGTTGATTTGTAAAGTAAGCGTAAAAATCAGTTAGAATAACTTGGCATAAAGACAAACTATCCAACTGGTTAGAATTGATTGGGTCTCCATCAACATATTCATTCTGTAAATCATAGATAAGAACACTAAAGTTAAAATTAGAATAAGTCCTTTCTATTAGTGATGGTTGTGGAACAAAGTGTATAGCGGGGTATTCCGTGATATAGTTGTCCCTTGAATAATCCGCTAGATTACCCCAACTGAAAGTTCGTAGTATTGGGTGTTGAGCCGTGAATACTGCGAATATTTGTATAATATCTTTTATAGTCATTATTGTATTGTTTTTTGGTTTTTCTGGTTTTCTTTATGTGCCTTATCTAACCTATATGATAAATATGATAAGACCTCAAACAATTCCAATTTAAGAACGGGATTTACTTTTAAGATGTCGTCTTGAGCGCACAACATAAGTGATTGGTAATAAAAATCTACTACGGATTGTTGGACTTCTTGTGGCGTAGTATCTTTGTTTTTGCTTTGTCTTTTTTGTTGTTCTCTATCGTTTTCGTCTCCATATATGATAGGGAAGCTTTTGTAAGTTCTTGAACGAAAGTTGTTAAAAAAAAAAGGCTGCTAAATAACCAAGTTATAGGAAAGTGCTTAAAGTCATTTTGACGAGCATTACATTCGTCCATAGAATAAGGGATTAGTTCCCTTTCTTCCCCAATCTTATCGTTGGATAATGGTTTGTATAAATGGGTTGCCAGTTTAACCAAATCCAAAGGACTTTCAGCCATAAACACTTCAAGGTTTATCCATTCTTCATAACTGATTTGTGATGGTTTAATTAGACCATATTTCTTACCCTTGAAATCCACTACTAGTTGTAGGGGTGTTGTATCTGTATTAGACCATTCAGTCATCAACATCTTTGCCACAAACGATACTTGTGCGAAGGGTGCTTGTTTCACTTCTTCAAGTGGTGCTCCCGTCATCATAGTAATCAATTCTGTTGCTTTAATGTCGGGGTTTGTTTTCAGTAATTCATACTGCTCTATACTGATGGGTAATATCCCATATTCCTTTTTACCTAATACTACTTTCATAATGTTTTACTAATATACTTATCATCTTACCTAATGGTTTATTTTCTTTTATTGATAGTTCTTTTAGGGCTCTAAAATATTCACCCTTCATTATTATTGACTTGTAGTCATAATCATAATCCTTTCCTAATCTTTTAATTTTCATAATTACATAAAACTATATTTCACTTTTGGCTTATAGGTCATTTCCGTAATCAAATACCTTGCGGCGTCTAATAAGTGGTCTCTACCTGTTGTCTTACTGGTGATGTTTCCTGACCTGTCCTTGAACCATTTGTAGTTCTTTAGTTCTTCAATCAAGTTAGTTGATGATGCGTCAATCTGTAGTTTATACTTTTTCATTTCGGTTATACCATACAGGACTGAACCTGCTTCCTTCTTTACCCCCCTTGTTCTTGAATAACCACCCTTCTTCAGTTCGTCAATCATACGGGGCTCACTACTATCGGCGATGACCTCAAAGGTCTTCTGTAATCCACCTTCACGCATCTTGAATAATATATCATCACTAGACAATCCCTTTTCATAGAATACTTCCTTCAGGTAGATTACATTATCAGGTTCGTTGATAAGTCCCCATACACACGCACATTCGTCATTAGAATAACCCCAGTCAATTCCTACACCTAACATCTTGGAATATCTTGGTGCTTCTTTAACCACTTCCCAGTTGATAAAGATTGTTTCACGGGGTTTAATCTTTTTACCCAACGCATAAACTTCATACATTTCAGGGTCAATATCTTTAAGACCTTCAATAGATTTTACAATCCTTTCATCAAGGAAAGGATTTTGTAAGTAAGTTGAAATGATAAGTTGGTTTTCAGGTTTTTCTTCCAAGTCATAAACGAACCAATCTTCACTAGCACTTG